AAAACGGCTTGAGCACGAGCTCGGCAGATACCAGAAAAAAGTCGGCGAGCTGATGAAACTGAACGCACAGCTTTCCCAGCGAGCCGCAGGCGTTGCCGAAATCAGTATTGCAACCGACGCGCTGCTTGCACAGGTAGCGATCATCTACGGCGAGGATGTGATCGACGAGGACACAGGGCTGACGATCGGGATGCGCCTGATGCTGCCGAAATTTGACGTGCGGAAGGTCTACCGGCAGTACGAAGTGCATGCCAGAAGGGACGGCGGAAACTACATCATCGGCGTCGGTTTGCGTGACGATCCTGCGGACGGCAAGCGGGAAACTGCCGGGAATGCCACTGAGAGCGCGCAGGAGCGTTTGGGATTCGAAAAACGTGAAATGACACCACCGGAGGATAAAAACGCGCAGAGCGCGTCTCAGGGCGATTTGCAGGAGGCTAACGATGGCGCTGACATCGGCTGACCTTGCGAGGCTGGGGCCTGCGGCACAGAAGCAGGTGCTTGATAAACTGGCGGGCGCGCAAAAGCCGAAGAAAAGCAAATACGGCAACCGCAAGGCCGTGCGCGACGGAATCAAGTTCGATTCCGAGCGAGAGGCGGCGCGCTTTTCGGAGTTGAAAGTGCTGCAAGCGATGGGAAAGATCCGAAACCTGCGGCTGCAAGCCAATTTCACACTCGTGGAGGGCTACACAACCATTGAGGGTGAGAGGACCAAGCCGATGGTCTACAAGGCGGATTTTACCTACGAGCGGGCGACCGCGCCGGACCAAAACGGCACGGTGTACTGGCTGCGCGAGGTAGAGGACGTCAAGGGCATGCGGACGAAGGAATACCGGCTGAAAAAGAAGCTGATGCAGGAGAAATACAACATCACGATTCGTGAGGTGTGAGATGAGTTTTGAACACTGCCACAGCTGCAAGCCGCCAACGCGGCACGTAGGCTGCCACAGCGAGTGCCCGTACTATCAGGCGGACTTGGCAAAGACTAAGGAATACGCGGCGCAGAAAGAGGCCGAATACCATGCAGACGACGATTTTTTGACCGCACGCGGATTTAGGACGCGGCGCGGGCGAGATATGAGGAGACAAAAAAGATGAAATGGAGACCGATCTACATGAAGCTCGACCACGCCCATGCAGATACACCTGTGTATATCGCGGATTCTCCGACTGAGCTTGCCGCGATTTGCGGCGTCGGGCTGTCATCAGTTTCACACAGCCTTGCGAAGCAGAAAAAGAATCCGAACGCCAGAACGCTTTACGTCTGCGTCTGGACCAAGTGGAGCGACGAGGAAAGCCAAATGTATTTTGGGAAGGAGAGAAAGAGACTGTGCCGAGATTTGTAATGTCAAAAACGCCGTGGGAGCGCTGCCCGTATCCGGGGCTCAAAGCGGCATTAGAGAAGACCGACTACAACCAGACCACGCTTGCCGAGGAGACCGGCATTTCTGCGACCAACGTGAGCCGGTATATCAAGGGCGACGTGGACGTGACCGTGCGAGCGTTTCTCGCGTTGGAGGATCTGACCGGCAAGTCGTTCCGCGAGCTGTTCGGGGAATGCGAGGGGAGAAGATGAAGGTTTTAGTTGCCTGCGAGGAATCGCAAGAAGTGTGTAAGGCATTCCGCGCATTGGGGCATGAGGCATATTCCTGCGACATTCAGGAGCCGTCCGGCGGGCACCCTGAGTGGCATATTCTGGGCGATGCGCTCAAGGCCATCGATGGGGGGGAAGTGACCACAATGGACGGGGAGACGCATGACGTCGGCAAATGGGACTTGCTGATCGCGCACCCGCCGTGCACATACCTAACTGTTACCGGGAATCGCTGGTTTAACACGGAAAGATATGGGGAAAAGGCGGTCAGACGGTTGCAGTTGCGGGAAGAAGCTGCGGCGTTTTTCCTGGCCTTTGTAAATGCCAACGTTTGTAAAATCGCGGTAGAAAATCCGGTCGGATATATGTCTACACACTATCGTAAGCCTGATTGTATTATCCAGCCGTATGAATTCGGGCACCACGCAAGAAAAAAGACTTGCCTATGGACGAAAGGCTTACCCACTTTGCGACCGACAAACATTGTAGATGCAGGAGATATTTTGCCAGGTGGATACAGTGTGGGGGCAAGCGCAAACTATGCAAAAGACGAGACCGGTAAGATTATGCGATGGAATGACCCGCGTACGGCAAAAGCAAGGAGCAAAACCTTCCCTGGCATCGCCAGAGCAATGGCGGAGCAATGGGGAGGAGACATTAGGGAGGATGCATGAACATCGGAGACACATACAGTTGGACACCCGCAGCCTTTGAGGGCGCGAGTGGCATCTGCGGCTTTGAAAAACTGAGAACCGCACACGGCGGAATCGTGTACATCAACGAGCGCCACCGCTACTTTACGGCGGAGGCGGATATCAACGGGAATAAGCTCAGAGAGAGCTTCAAATTTTAACAAAAATCAGGAGGAATTTCATCATGAACACCAATCAGGACTACATCGTTCGCTGCGACCGCGCAGGTGTTTTCTTTGGCAAGATCAAAGAACGCAACGGCTCCGAGGTCACTATGACCGAGGTGCGCAAGTTGTGGAGCTGGGACGGCGCGTGCGCCGTGGAGCAGCTGGCGCAAGACGGTACAAAAGCACCGGGCAACTGCCGTTTTACCGTGACGATCCCGGAAATGACCGTGCTGGGCGCGATCCAGATTATCCCGTGCACGGATACGGCATCGGTGTCGCTTCGCGGCGTAAAGGAGTGGAAGAGATGACGCTTGATGATAAAATCAAAGCCTTTCTGACTGTGAGCTCCGGCTACGGCGACGGCTCCGGCTACGGCGACGGCTACGGCTATGGCTCCGGCTACGGCTACGGCTCCGGCTACGGCTACGGCGACGGCTACGGCTACGGCTCCGGCTACGGCGACGGCTCCGGCTACGGCGACGGCTCCGGCTACGGCGACGGAATTAAGAGTTTCAATCGGGAAACGGTCTATCGAATTGATGGCGTCAATACGCTGATTCGTTCCGTGCACGGCAACACTGCGCACGGGGCAATTTTGAACGGCGATTTGACGCTCACGCCGTGCTACATCGTCAAGCAGGACAATGTTTTTGCACACGGCGAAACGCTGCGCGAAGCAATGGAGGCGTTGCGAGACAAGCTTTTCGAGGATATGCCGGAAGATGGGCGCATTGATACGTTTCTGCGCGAAACAGACCGCGAGAAAGCATATCCGACGCAGTATTTTTACGACTGGCACCACCGCTTGACCGGGTCGTGTGACATGGGACGAAAGCAGTTCGCCCGAAACCACGGTGTTGACCTTGTACACGGCATGATGACGATTACGGAGTTTTTGGAGCTGACGAAAAATGCTTACGGCGGCGATGTGATTCGAAAAGTGACCGATAGAATGGAGGCATAAATGGATGCTGTTGAGTTTTTGAAAGCACTTGAAAGACGCCGTAACTACAAGCGGGGCCCAAATGATGGTCATTGTAATTGGGCTTTTATATACTTTGATCACGGGAGCCATGAAGAGTTAGTAGCCGAAGTTGAACAATGGGCGAAGGAGCACCCCGCCAAGACGCGTCAGAGCGTGTTTTTGGAGCAGTATCCGGAGGCAACCTTGGATAAGGATGGCCATCTGGCTTTGGCCCCCTGTAGTCTTTACAAAAATATGAAAAAAGAGTGCACTGGAAAGCTGTGCGCTGATTGCTACCGCGAGTTCTGGGGTCAGGAGGTGGAGGCGGATGTTGATTAACAACAACCGCACATGCCGCTTGAAGCTCCGGAGGGGCGAGGTCATAGACATTCTTATTGCGCTTGCAAACTGCTACGATGCCGGGGAGAAATGGAAATTGCTGCACGATGAAGTTAAAAGGCAGTTCGACGAACAGGAGGCGAAAGGAGATGCTTGAAGTATGCCCGATGACGTTGAAAGAGGCGAATGCCTATGTCGAGCAGCATCACCGACACCACAAGCCGGTCGTAGGACACAAGTTTTCAATCGGTTGCTCTGACGGTGAGAAAATCGTTGGCGTCGCCATCGTCGGAAGGCCTGTCGCGCGTCACCTTGACGACGGATGGACGCTCGAGGTCAATCGTCTTTGCACGGATGGGACGCGGAATGCCTGCTCGATGCTGTACGCCGCTGCGTGGCGCGCAGCTCGGGCGATGGGCTACAAGCGGCTTGTGACCTACATCCTTGAAAGCGAAAGCGGCGTGAGCCTCAAGGCGGCGGGGTGGAAATGCGTAGGTCAGGCCGGTGGGCTCCGCTGGACAGGGTCTCGCAGACCGGAAGTGGATCTTTGCCCTGCACAAATGAAAATCCGATTCGAAAGGACGAGTGAGGAGCTATGAGCAAAGCAGCTTTAGGCTGGAATGATTGCTTAATGCGTGTAAAAAGCATGGTGAGTTGTGCACCCGCCGCCGATGTTGCCCCGGTGGTGCATGGGCAGTGGGTAGATGGAAAGTGCTCAAACTGCGGCGTGGATATTCCAACCGATGATGCACACGATGCAATCTTTGAGACTGAGTGCCGTTTTTGCTATTACTGGGGCGCGAAGATGGACGGGGGTGCTGACAATGGGGCTGATTGATGTTGATGACTTGGGCGTGGGCCGGTGCAGCAGAGATGTTGTCCCTGCGGCGTATTGCGCGGGTTGGAACGGCTTACTTAACTTGATCGAAAACGCCCCCACCGTTGATGCCGTGGTCGTGACGCGGTGCAAGGACTGCAAGTATTACAATCCGGATGAATACGAATGCGGGTGTGATTTTGCCGGTGGATTACCGTATATAAAACCGGACGATTTTTGCAGCTACGGCGAGCCGAAGGAGGGGTAACACATGGACGTTGTTGGGCGAAAAGTTGTTAAAACGCGGGCGGCTCATGTGTGCTTCGGCTGCGGGAGAAAATTCGAGCAAGGGGCTATGATGGAGCGCAGTTGCGTTTTCGATGGAACGCCGTGGACGTGCTATCTGTGCGAGAGCTGTCAGAAAGCGTCTTCTGAGTTAGGATGGCAAGACGAGTATGGATTTGGGGCCTTGCGCGAACGTTCGCTCGAGATTGAGAGGGAGGCATTCCATGCTGACAATCACGATTAAAGCCAACGTACCCGCCGCTGACGCTCAGGGCATCAAGGAGCGCATCGCCATGGACATCGAGCGATACGGCGACGTAAAGGTCGTGAGCATCGTGAGCGACCGGGGGCGGGAAGAACAGCTACGAATGAAATAACGCCTGCGGGCGGAAAAGAAAGGAATTTTACTATGAAAAAGTACATCGGAACGAAACTTATCGAGGCGGCACCGGCTATCCGTAAGGGCGGCAAAGTTTACGAGAAGACTCATCCCATCCCGAGAAGCATGGACCCCGAGGAAGATGGATACAAAGTCCGCTACCCTGACGGGTACGAATCTTTCAGCCCGAAGCAGGTTTTTGAAGAGGCGTATCGCCCGACTGACGGGCTGAGCTTTGGACTTGCTATCGAGGCGGCGAAGAAAGGAATGAAGATCGCACGCCGCGGCTGGAACGGTAAGAACCAGTACGTCGAGCTTGCGGAGCGTATCAGCTACGAGAACGCCGCGCACGAGGTAATTAACGCCAAGCACGAGGCCATCGGAAACAAAGCGCTTGCCTTTGTCGGCACATCCGGCGTACAGCTCGGATGGCTGGCCTCGCAGGCTGACATGCTGGCTGATGACTGGATGATCGTCGGGGACGAGGTGGCCGAGAGAAAGCTCAAAATGGCATAAGAAGAGGCAGGGCGAAAGCCCTGCTTCTCTTTTTGCCGTGAGGGAGAACCCCTTTCTTTTCTTTTATATTTCTTTTCTTTCGGGAGAGGATGCTATACGCAAGATGTATCTATGTTGTGTGTATGTAACTATACAGGGGGAGAGCGTAGAAAGGAAAGAGAAAGTTTCCGCGCCCGTGGTGAGAAATAAAAGATGTCGTGTTACCGTCGGAAATAGGAAGCTCGGTTCTCCGAGCGGGGATAAGAATGCTGCGCGATAAGGCCGAGGACGGGGGGCTTGCAGCATAAAAAAGAAAGGCGGTGGCGGCATGGCGAAAATTGGGCATCCTCCAAAATATGCGACGGTTGAAGAAATGCAGGCCGTCATTGACCGATACTTTGAAGATTGCAAGGGTGAGCCAATCATCGGGGACGACGGGATGCCGATTCTCGACAAATTCGGGCAGCCGTTTATCATTCATCAGCGACCGCCGACGGTGACGGGGCTGGCGCTCGCACTTGGATTTACAAGCAGACAGGCGCTGCTGAACTATCAGGCGAAGAAAGAGTTCGTTGACACGGTTACGCGCGCGAAGTCCCACATCGAGGCTTACGCAGAGGAACGCCTCTTCGACCGAAACGGTCAGCGTGGCGCGGAATTCAGCCTGAGATACAACTTCCGCTGGGTAAATGACGAGAAAAAGGACGACGGCGGAGAGAGCGTGTGCGGGGTGGCAGAGCTGCCCGCGGTAATGCCTGTTCCGCAGGACGCGGGAGGTGATGCAAATGGCGAAGCGTAGCGTGGTATGGAAGCCGCAGCCCAAGCAGGCACTCTTTATGAGCCGATGGGAGGATGAGGCTCTATACGGCGGCGCAGCCGGTTAGGCGGGGGGAAATCCGATGCGTTGGTCATCGAGGCATTGCGGCAGGTGGATATCCCGTATTACAAGGCGATCATTCTGAGAAAGACCTTCCCGCAGCTTGCCGAGCTCATTGACAAGACGCTGAACTACTACCCGCGTATTTATCCGGGCGCGCGCTACAACGGCAGCAGCCACACGTGGACATTTCCGAGCGGGGCGAAAATACTCTTCGGCTCGATGCAGTACGCAAAGGACAAAATCAAGTATCAAGGCCAAGCGTATGACTTTATTGCATTCGACGAGCTGACCCACTTTACGTGGGAGGAATACAGCTACCTCTTTTCCCGCAACCGACCGAACGGGCCGGGGACGCGTGTATACATCCGCAGCACGGCGAACCCCGGCGGCGTGGGGCACGGATGGGTCAAGGAACGTTTCATCACGGCAGCGCCGCCGATGAGGACCATCCGCGAGGATGCGGTCGTGCGCTTTCCGGATGGGCACGAAGAACATCGGCAGAAGAGCCGAATCTTCGTGCCGAGCACGGTATTCGACAATAAGATACTGCTCAAAAACGACGACAGCTATTTGACGCGCCTTGCGTCAATGCCGGAGGCAGAAAAGAACGCACTGCTCTACGGCGATTGGGATACGTTCTCCGGGCAGGTGTTTACCGAGTGGCGCAATGACAGCGAACACTACCGCGACCGCATCAATACGCACGTCATCGCGCCGTTTCATGTGCCGAAGGAGTGGCCGATCTGGTGCGCAATGGACTGGGGCTATTCAAGGCCGTTTGCCATCGGCTGGTTTGCGGTCGACCAAGACAGGAGGCTCTACCACATCCGGGAATATTACGGCTGCACGGGCACGCCGAACGAGGGCGTGAAGATGGAGCCGACGGCAGTGGCCCGCGAGATGAAGCGCATTGAGGCAGAAGACCCAAATCTCAAGGGGAGGAGCATCTTCCGTGTGGGCGATCCCGCCATTTGGGGTACGCAGGGCACGGAGAGCATCGGCGCTCTCTTTGAGCGCGAGCGTGTCTACTTTGAGAAGGGGGATAACGCCCGCATCGACGGCAAGATGCAGCTGCACAACCGATTCGCGTTTGATGAGAACGGCGTTCCGATGCTGTATATCTTCGATACGTGCAAAAATTTCATTCGCACGGTGCCAAACCTCGTTTACGACGAAAAGGACGTTGAGGACGTGAACACCGAGCAGGAGGATCATATCTACGACATGACACGCTATGTGTGCATGGAGAATCCCATTGCGGCGCGGGTAAATAAGCCGCCGAAGCTGGTCTCGTACGACCCGCTGGACATCAATACGCCGAGCTACGACAAATATGCGTGGTTCCAACACAACTGACAGGAGGGGGAAGACATGGCAGGAACGAGAAAATTCCCGCAGACGCAGCAGCAGGCCGACGCGGCTGGCGCTGCTGCGATGTTGGATGCAAAGGCAGAAGCGCCGCTTGTAGGCGCATTCCGCGACAGCGACGCGGCGATGAGCAGCGGCGCAGCCATCGGCAGCAAGGAGATCGGTGACGCCGTAGAAACGCTGCAAAAGTACAAGCAGGGCAAGAGCAACTTCGAGAATCGCATCATCAGCGAGGAGCGCTGGTGGAAGCTTCGGCATTGGGAGGATATCCGACGCGGGGAGAAAGACGCGGGGGAATCGCCCGAGCCTGCGAGTGCATGGCTGTTCAATTCGATCATGAATAAGCACGCCGACGCGATGGACAACTACCCCGAGCCCGTATGCCTGCCTCGCGAGCAGAGCGACGAGGAAAGCGCGCAGACGCTCTCGTCTGTGCTGCCGGTCATCATGGAATACAACGAATTTGACAGCACATACAGCTTCGAGTGGTGGGAAAAGCTCAAACACGGTGTGGCGCTCTATGGGGTGTTTTGGGACAAGGAGAAAGACAACGGGCTCGGCGACATCGCTATCGAGGGCATTGACCCGCTGAATATCTTCTGGGAGCCGGGTATTGAGGACATCCAGAAGAGCCGCAACGTGTTTACGGTGGCGCTCGTCGACCGCGACATCATCGAGGACGAATACCCGCAGTTTGCGGATAAGCTCAGCGGCAGCAGCATTGAAACGGCAAAATACGAGTACGACGACACAGTGGACACGAGCAACAAGGTCGCCGTGATCGACTGGTATTACCGCAAGAAGGCCACAGACGGGAGGACGGTACTGCACTACGCGAAGTTTATCGACGAGGAGCATATCATCTACGCCAGCGAAAATGACCCAGAATATGCGGAGGGCGGCTTCTACGAAGACGGCGAATATCCGTTCGTGTTTGACGTGCTGTTCCCAGAAAAGGGCACACCTGCGGGATTCGGATATACGGCCATTGCAAAGGACCCGCAGCTCTACATCGACAAGCTGTGGGGCAACATCCTCGAAACTTCAATGATGGGCAGCAAGCGCCGGTACTTTGCGAGTGAAAGCCTGAACATCAACGAAGAAGAGTTCCTTGACTGGCGCAAGCCGATCATCCACGTGTCCGGCCAGATCGACGAGAGCAGGCTCCGCGAAGTAACGACGCGCCCGCTCGATTCCATCTACGCGAATATCGTGCAGATGAAGATCGACGAGATGAAGGAAACGAGCGCAAACCGCGACGTTTCCAACGGCGGCACGTCCTCCGGCGCGACAGCTGCTGCGGCGATCAGCGCATTGCAGGAAGCGGGCAACAAGGCGAGCCGCGATATGATTTCGGCGTGCTACCGCGCGCAGGCGAAGATCGTGAAGCTGTGCATTGAGCGCATGCGGCAGTTCTACGACGCAGCGCGTACTTTCCGCATCACGAATGAAATGCCCTACGAGTATGCGCAGATCGGCGTGAACGAGCTCGGCGATCAGGTGACTGGTGTGGATAGCCTCGGCAATGACCTGTTCCGCAGGCCGGTCTTTGACATCAAGATCAAGGCGCAGAAGAAGAATCCCTTCTCCCGTGCGGAACAGAACGAGCGGGCAAAAGAGCTGTATTCGCTGGGATTCTTCTCCCCAGACAGGGCACAGGAAAGCATGATTGCGCTCGACATGATGGACTTCGAAGGAATCGACAAGATCAAGAGCCAGGTCAACGAGGGCGCGACGCTCTACAACGTCGTGCAGCAGCAGAGCGATCAGCTGCAAAAGGCGCTCGCGGTTATCCAGCAGCTTACGGGACAGGACATGGGCATCGGAACGGCGGGCGGCACGCAGAGTGGCGGCTCGACACGTAAGAGCGGCAGCGGTGGAATTGAGAGCAAGAACGCTGACGCACAGAGCGCACAGACGCCGTACATGCAGAAGCTTGCCGAACAGTCTAAGCCGAACATGGACACGGGAAGCAGCGCGGCAATGCCGGGGGTGTAAGTGCATGACGATGGTTCACATCGAGCACGAAATTGGTCGATACATGATCCTGTGCGAAGGACATTCGGCGGACGAGAAATGCTGCAATTACATCACGGGTGTGATGTATGCCTTCGGCGGCTATGTGAAGAACATGGAAGCTGAGGGAGAGTGCGAGGTCTATGGCTTCGAGATAGACGATGGTGCGCCGCGCTTCCTCATCCACTGCGGCGGCGACGAGCGCATCGAGGCGGCATTCATCGCCGCGTGCATCGGGCTCAAGCAGCTGGAAGACACGAGGCCGGACGCGATCTGCGTGCACGTCAAAGAGAATTAAAAAATTTTTCTCGCCCGTGGTGAGACGGAGGAAGCCGCATGTTACGCTTTAGGCGTGCGAGTGGCTTCCTCCTATTCATACGCCCGCGAGGGAGGGTCGGCGTTTTTCTTCATCTTTTCGCCGCTCTCCCCTCCCCTGCGGATGATGGGAAGCGCTGCACGGCCTACACGGAGGGCCGAATATCCGCGATTTGACAAGCAGGAGGGATACCATGAACCTCAAAACTACGCTTCGCGTGATCCTGAGTCTCTTTGATGGCGGCGCTGCCGCTGCGGGGGCCGCTGCCGGTGCATCGGGCGGCGCTGAGGGAGGCGCGAGCGCACAGGGCGAGACCACGAATGCAAGCTCTTCTCCCACCCGGAAGGGCAAAACGGGCGAATACGCCAACGTCGTGTTCGGCAAGCAGGAGACACCTGACGATACGGGGACCTCTTCTGGCGAGCCGAAGGGCGAGGGCGCGAAGATGCAGCAGCACGACGCCGGGGCTGCGGAAAAAGGCAGGGAAGACCTGAAAAAGGAGTTCCTTGACCTCGTAAACGGCAAATACAAGGACGTCTATACCGCGGAGACGCAGCGCATCATCAACCGCAGATTCGGCGAAGAGAAGGCCAAAGACCAGAAGATCGCAGATTCGCAGCCCATTATCGACACACTGATGCGCCATTATGGCGTGTCGGACGGCGATATGAGTAAGCTGCGTGCGGCTTTTGAGGGCGATGCGGCGCTCAACAGCGTGCTCTACAATGCGGAAGCGGAGAGCATGGGCATGAGCGTGGAACAGTACCGCGAGTATGCGCGGATGCAGCAGGAAAACGAAGCGCTCAAACGCCAGGAAGAAGACAGGCAGCGCCAGCAGAAAGCCGACGAGACTTATAACGACTGGATCCGTCAGGCGAGCGAGCTGGTCGGCACGGCGGACGCACCGGGCGAGTACCCTGACTTCGACCTCAAGCGCGAAGTCGCGGAGAATCCGCGTTTCATTGCGATGCTGCGTGCTGGCGTTCCTGTAAAAGACGCTTACGAGGTATCCCATTTAGGCGACATTCAGGCTCGTAGCGCGGCGAAAGCTGCGGCGGAGATGGAAAAGCGCGTGATGGACAATGTCCGCGCGAAAGGAATGCGCCCGAACGAGAATGGAACCACTTCCCAGCCGGGGGTCATTGTCAAGAGTGACCCGAGCAAATTCACGAAGGCCGACCGCGCAGAGATCGCAAGGCGCGTTCGGCGCGGCGAGCGCATCGTATTCTGATGCCCGCCTAATTTACCGACTGTAAGAAGGGAGACAAAACTCTATGAAGAAGTTCAAAGACATTTTCATTCTGCCCGTTATTCTGAGCCTGTTTGAGGGCCAGACGAACGTGACGACCGATGCCGGTCTCTCGGGCGAGATGAAGACCTACTACTGCGACACCCTGATCGACAACGCCGAACCCGAGCTGGTGCATGACCGCTTCGCGCAGAAGCGCAACATCCCCAAGGGCAAGGGCAAGGAAATCGAGTTCCGTAAGTATGATCCGCTGCCCAAGGCCTTGACGCCCATCACCGAAGGCGTGACGCCCAAGGGACGTAAGCTGTCCATGACCACGCTGACCGCGCAGGTCGACCAGTACGGCGATTTCGTCGAGATTTCCGATATCCTCGACCTGACCGCCATCGACAACAACCTGCAGGAAGCGACGGTGCTGCTCGGCTCTCAGGCGGGCCGCACGCTCGACACCATCACCCGCGAGGTCATCAACGGCGGCTCCAACGTCCAGTACGGCGAAGGTCAGGTGACGGGCCGTCATCTGCTCGTTGGCGGCGAGGCCGCGGGCAACCACTATTTCACGGTGCGCGCCGTCCGCAAGGCGGTTCGCTTCCTGAAAACCATGAACGCCCCGCGCTATGAGGGTTCTTACTGGGCCATCATTCACCCTGACTGTTCCTACGACATTCAGGATGACCCTGATTGGAAGCGCCCGCACGAGTACAAGGACACCAGCAACATCTACGACGACGAGATCGGCAAGATCGCGGGCGTCCGCTTTATCGAGACGACCGAAGCGAAGGTGTTCCACGCGGATGACCTGACTGAGGGCGCACGCGACCTGACCGTCAAGAGCGCATCCAGCAAGGTCTTGACCGTAAACGAGGCCATCACTACTGCTGACGCCGCAAAGTTGGCTGGCCGTGAGGTCGTCATCGGTGGTGCACTTCTTGAGATCGAGAGTGCCACGGCCGCGGGTGCTGGCAGCGCGACGATCACGTTGAAAGAAGCGCCTGCTGCCACCCCGACGGCGTCGACCACCATCTATCCGGGCGAAGCCGGTGCGAAGGGCCGCAACGTCTACTCCACCCTCATCATGGGCGCGGAGGCTTACGGTACGACCGAGCTGACCGGTGGTGGCCTTGAGCACATCGTCAAGCCGCTCGGCTCTGCCGGTACGGCTGACCCGCTGAACCAGCGTGCAACCGTCGGCTGGAAGGCGACCAAGGTCGCCGAACGTCTGGTTGAGGCGTATATGATTCGCGTGGAGACCACTTCTACGTTTGACGAGACCCCGCTGACCTAACCACCAAGGGGGCGGCTGTGAACGCCGCCCCCGCCACTGAAACGGAGGAAAGACCGATGAGCGAAGCAAAGAACGCCGTTGCGGCTGTGAACGCCGCCCCCGCGGGCGAGGAGTACGTCAGCGTCCGCCTGTTCAAGGACAGCGGCAAGTACAAGGATGACCTGCTGGTGTGCGTGAACGGCGAAAGCTGCCTGATTCAGCGCGGCGTGACCGTACAGGTCAAGAGAAAGTTCCTGTGGGCCATCCAGAACCAGATGAGACAGGATGCCTCGACCGCAAATCTCATCCAGACGATGAGCAGCGACTACGTTGAGAGCGCGAAGGCCCACAACGCGTAAGTGAATACGACCGCGAGACACGAAAAATGAGTTGCGACACGGCGCAGCAAGGGACGAAAAAGTCGCTCTTGCTGCGCCGTTTTCCATAAGAGAGGTGACAACATGGTTATTGAAAATGCTTACGCGCTCGAAGAGATCAAGCTCGGGCGCAGGGGCGAGAATCAGGCGCGCAAGGTCGTCTTTGACGTGCTGGGAAAGTGGCGCGAGGGCTATGGCGAGGGCGTGGCGAGCCTGATTGTGCAGCGAAACGGCGATGCGCAGCCGTATCCCGTGACGGTGACAGAAGAAGACGGCGCGCTCGTGTGGCTGGTATCGAGTGTTGATACGGCGGTGGCCGGTGAGGGCGCGGCAGAGCTGCGCTATACCGTTGGCGATACCATTGTGAAGAGCCAGATATATAAAACACGCGTGCGCGAAACGCTGGAAAACAGCGGAGAGGCACCGCCTCCGGCCTATCAAAGCTGGGTCGATGAAGTTTTGCGGGCGGCGGCGGATGCGGAGACGGCGGTTTCCAAGATGCCATACGTCGACGAGACCACGGGCAACTGGTTCAAGTGGGACGCCACGGCGGGCGCTTTTGCCGACACGGGCGTTGCCGCGACCGGTCCGCAGGGTGAAGTCGGCCCCAAGGGAGATACCGGCGAGCAGGGGCCCAAGGGCGACACAGGCGCAACCGGCCCCAAAGGAGACACGGGTGATCCCGGCGAGACTGGCCCGCAAGGCCCTGCCGGGGCGGATGGAGCCAATGGCGCAGACGGCGCCGCCGGTAAGGACGGCGTGACGTTCACGCCGAGCATGAGCGACGACGGCGACCTGTCGTGGACGAACGACGGCGGCAAGGCGAATCCGCAGACCGTGAATCTCAAAGGCCCGAAGGGCGACAAGGGCGATGCCTTTACCTATTCCGACTTTACGGCGGCACAGCTTGCCGCGCTGAAAGGCGACAAGGGAGATACCGGCCCAGAAGGTCCAAGGGGGCTGCAGGGCGAGACTGGTCCGCAAGGTGAAACCGGTCCGCAAGGCCTGACGGGTCCGCAAGGCCTGACGGGTCCCCAAGGAGAGACGGGTCCGCAAGGCGAGACGGGCCCCGTAGGCCCCAAGGGGGAGACCGGCAGCGGCTTCAAGGTGCTGGGCTACTACGGCACGAAGGCTGCGCTGGACGCCGCGCAGAAAGCGACCGCAGCGGCGGGCGATGCCTACGGCGTGGGCACGGCGGAGCCCTATGACATCTACATTTTCGACGGTATTACCGGCGAGTTCATCAACAACGGCCCCTTGCAGGGCGCGAAAGGTGACACGGGGCCCGAGGGTCCGCAGGGCCCGAAAGGCGATCCCGGCGAGACTGGTCCTCAAGGCCCTGCCGGGGCGGATGGAGCCCCCGGCAAGGACGGCGCAAAGGGCGCGGACGGCCTGCCTGGGAAAGACGGCGCAGACGGTGCGCCGGGTAAGGACGGGACAAACGGACGTGACGGCGTGACGTTCACGCCGAGCATGAGCGACGACGGCGACCTGTCGTGGACGAACGACGGCGGCAAGGCGAATCCGCAGACCGTGAATCTCAAAGGCCCGAAGGGCGACAAGGGCGATGCCTTTACCTATTCCGACTTTACGGCGGCACAGCTTGCCGCGCTGAAAGGCGACAAGGGAGATACCGGCCCAGAAGGTCCAAGGGGGCTGCAGGGCAAGACTGGTCCGCAAGGTGAAACCGGCCCGCAAGGCCTGACGGGCCCGCAGGGCCCTGCCGGTGCGGACGGCGCGAAAGGTGCGACCTTTACCCCTGCTGTGTCCGCGGCGGGAGACCTGAGTTGGACGAACGACGGCGGGCTTGCGAATCCCGCGACGGTCAACATCAAAGGCCCCAAGGGAGACCAGGGCGAGCGGGGCGAGAAAGGCGATACCGGTGCGACCGGCCCGCAGGGCCCCGCAGGCCCCGTGAACGTGCCCTCCACCACCTCTCTCATCAAGGGCAACGGCTCGGGCGGGCTGGTGGCGGCAACGCGCGGCAGCGACTATATCGCAAGCGGCAACATCACCAAGCAGACGCTGGTTGCATCGGAGACCACGCCCACCGAGAACTACGCTATCAACTGGTACTTTCAATAAGGAGGCGCTGAGATGGCAAGTGCAAAACTCGGCACCAAAGCCGTCGGCAGTATCGTCAAACTGAACGTCAACGGTGCAGCGAAAGAGTTTATCGTCGTCCATCAGGGCAAACCGAGTTCTCTGTACGACGAATCCTGCGACGGCACTTGGTTGCTGATGAAGGACATCTTCGAGGCCACACGATGGCACAGCTCGGATGTGAACAATCTGGAGAACAGCACCATCCACAGCATACTGAACAGCACGCTCTTGAACGCGTTTGAGAGCAACATCAGGGACGCAATCAAGCAGGTGAAGATTCCGTATCGCAAGAACGGCGGTTCCAGTGGCTCGGATCAGAGTGGTGCTAACGGCTTGCTCTGCAAGATTTTCCTGCTGTCCGGCTACGAGATTGGCTTCACGACCAGCGATAACCCCTACTTCCCGCAAGATGGTGCGAAGCTGTCCTACTTTGAATCTGGAACCGACACGTCCGCCAACAACAAGCGTATTGCGAAACTGAACGGCTCGGCCGACTACTGGGGGCTCCGTTCACCGTTCACCTACAGCACCAGCTTGGTGTGGCGCGTCAACTACGACGGCGTCGGCGAGACCAGAAAAGCATCCAACTCAACTGGCATCCGCCCCGCGCTCATTCTTCCGCCCGACATGGAAGTCGACAGCTCCGGCAATGTCACGCCACCCCCTCCCGCTACACACAAGACCCTCGTCAATGGCACAGCCTATGAAATTAAGGGTGGGAAGTGCCTCGTCAACGGCACGGTGTACAATATCCTCAAGGGCAGGACGCTCATCGGCGGGACAGGGTATGATATCAACTTTGAGCCGGATGTGAGCTTGACGTGGTACTTCAACGAAACCATTGATATAACGTCGCAGCCAGACAACTTCTGGGGGTATAGTAGCGGGATTGCTGTCAGCTTTGTGTCTGGCTATTATGGCTTTACCTACGACCATCTTATCCGAGACTACGACGACACTTACGGTGTAAGAACTTTAATCTACTATAGAAAGATTACCGAGATCAGGGAACTCGCCTACCGAAACGGCTGGCGGGGGGAGGTATACCGCACCATTACTTTCGACGAAGCCCCCTCGGGCGATCTTCTGGCGTGGCTGCAAGAGAACGCCACGCCGCAATAGAAAGGAGCACACATGAGTATCCACATCAAAGTCAACAACACGGAATACCCCGCTACGGTCAACGGCAACCGTACTGACCGCTCGTGGGACGGACGTGACACCAAAACCATCTACCTCACCATGTCCCACGACGCCGTGGCGGCACTGCTGCCCGACAATACGCCGTGGAGCATCGTGCAGCGCGATATGGTGGACGTGCTGGACGAGCAGGGGAAGCCCACGGGCGAGACCAAGGAAGTCGTCAATGAGTACGACAACAGCGAGTACAGTCTTGCGGGCGACATCACCGACCACCGCGACGGCACGGTATCCATTAAGATGGGCAAGCCCACGGAAACGGAAAGCGCCAAAGCGACCGTTACCGCCCTTGCGGGTGGGCCGGTCACGTATGCCCGCGCGGTGAAACTGCGCCCCATTATCGAGCAGGCAGCGGTCAGCCTGAGCGACGGCGAGGCGGCGAGCGTGCCGGAACTCATCACGGCATGGGCGTACCCCGTGGCTTGCGCTAAGGGCGACCGCAGGAGCTACGGCGGCAAGGTGTACAAGTGCCGTCTGGGTCATACCTCGCAAGCCGACTATACGCCGGACAAGACGCCCAATCTCTGGACGATCATCAACGTCGACCACGCAGGCACGCAGGCAGACCCCATCCCCGCAGCGCGCGGCATGGAATACGAGTACGGCAAGTATTACCTCGACGGCGAGGACGGCAAGACGTACAAGTGCGAGCGTATCGGCGAGGCCGCGGGCGGCAAGATCGTCTTGCAGTATTTGCCGCATGAGCTGGCGGGGCAGTATTTCACGGAGGTCTAATGTATGAAAATGCTGAAAGCTATCCGTGACGCGGATGCGCTGCGGCCTAACAAATTGAGCACGCCGCGCAAGGCGGAAATCCTCATGGGGCTTGAGCACCGAATTGCCGAAATGATGGGGGTGGAAGCCCCCACCCTCAAGGTGAGCGTGGAGGATGACACCGCGAGTGTCGAAGACATGGAATTGCTGCTGGCGGACGGCCACAACGAGTGTTACCACCTGTATTTGGCAGCGCAGCTCGACGCTTACAATCAGGACAGCGCGCTCTATGCCAACGACCACGCCATTGCCAACGAGGCGGTGGCCGATGCTATGGCATGGTGGCGCAGGACCAACCGGAAAGAAAGCCGGGGCAACTGGAAGGTGTGATGACAAGTGCCGACGACATTTCAGCTGGTGGAGACGACCTTCCCGAACGGCGAAGGCAAAGACACGCAGGAGCAGATCAACGGGGTCTACGACTACCTTTTCGTGCTTCTGGAACAGCTTCGGTATACGCTTTTCAATCTGGACGGGAGCAACATCAATCAGAATGCACTGAGCGAGTTTATCAAGAATATTTCCGAGCCGATCTACGCCAAGATCGAAGATACGGACAAGAACGTAAATGAAATTTCCATTACAGCGAAAGGATTAGATGCTCGACTTAGCGATGCTGAGGGGGACATCACGCAGCTTGACACAACGGCAAAGGGCTTGCAGGCGAGCATTTCGAACCTCGACGGCGCGATCACAAACATCAAGGCCGACGTGAACGGCATCCGCGCGACGGTAAGCACCAAGATCGACGCGACGCAGGCACAGAGCATTTTCGACCAGAGCGCGACCGGCTTCACGCTGGGCGCGACGAGCGGCGAGAACGGCACGATCTTCAAACTCAACTACAACGGCGTGCAGGTGGCGAGCACGGGGACTGTCGATCTGCACGTCAAGGCAGTCAACATCGACGGCACGCTGACAGCGGGCGCGCTGCGCGGCGGGAGCGTGAGCCTGCTGGCCGGAGATACCCCTGTCGGCAGCATGGATCTTGCCTACACGGGCACGGGGCAGGTCGGCGTCGGTCTGACGGCGACCTATGGTGGCATGAAGATGCACGCAGCGGGAAATATCTTTCTTGAATCCGAGCTGGGGCCGTTTGCATTGATTGGAAAAGACGATGCCAGCGACTACCCTGTCGTCTCGCTCGGCGGCGGCTATCTGGTGCTGAGCGGCAACTACACGTTCGGCGCTTCGCCGCCGAGCCACGCGCCGTATGGCACGGTGTTTTTCATCGAGGAGTAAGGCATGGCGAGCTTTTATTGTACGCTGTCGCCGGTCGACGGAGACGGGACACAGCTCAGCGTCTACGCACGGTTTACTGGCGGCGCGTCGGATTACACGTATAAGCGCTCAATCGACATCCGCATCACGGGCGTCGGGACGTTCTCGTTCGATTCGAGCGAGGTCGGCGGTGGTACGAGCACCTTTGTCGGCACGATCACAGGGCTCATACCGGGCACGACATACGAGTGGATATGCAACATGTACTACTGGGGCGGATCGTGGATCGTCTCAGATTACAGCGATTCCGGCACAGCCACGACATACAGCGGCGGCGGCAGCGGAGGCAGTGCGAAGGCGGTCATCAACGTCGGGACGTATGCCTATCCGAACTGGAAGAGATACCGCGCGATCGTCAACATTGGGACGTATTACAACACAAATTGGCTATCGGTTCGACCGGTCAACAATTACGGGAGCTATTCGCAACCCGATTGGAGGTAAAGAGCATGAATGAAAAGATCAAGCAGGAAGCGGCGCACGCGATGCGCCTGATCGGCATTTTGAACGTCAACGGCGACGCGGTGGACGTGGTGGCGGCGGTGCGGCAGTCGCTTCGCAATATCGCGATGATCTGCGACGGCACGGAAGCGCCAGAGAAGAAAGAAAGCGAGGGCCCGGATGAGACTGCCTGAGATCACGGCATATACGAACCGGCGCGTGCAGCAAGAGAAATTCGGAGGCATCAACCACACGTTCGGTGCGGCGGGCGGCGAGCTCTACGACATGAAGAACCTGTCGGCGCGATACTTCCCGCTTCTTTCCCCCCGTGCGAGGCGCTATACCGTCCGCAAGGATATGGGGACTGCAAACGGCATTTTCAGTGCAGGAAAGCTCTACGAGGTATACGGAACGAAGCTCTACGTCAACGGCGAGGAGAAGTCGACGGTCGCAGACAGCGAAAAGACTTTCTGTGCACTGGGCGAGCGCGTGCTCATCTTCCCCGACAAGATCGTGTGTGAAAAGGACGGCACGATCAAGCCGATGGAGGCGAGCTACGCCGCGGCGGGGCTGAAATTCGGGAATGGTACGTATGCCGACGAAAAGGCGGCGGCAAACAGCATCACGACGACCGGCGCGGCGTTCCCATTCAACGTGGGCGACGCCGTGACGATCTCGGGCTGTACAAAGGAGACCTACAACAACCGCACGCCCATCATCCGAGAGATCAGCGAAGACAAAAAGACGCTGCGCTTTTATGAAAACACTTTCCGCCTGCCCGATGGGCAGGAAAGCATCACGGAGCCCGGAACAGTCACGCTCAAGCGCAGCGTTCCCGACATGGATTTTGTCTGCACGAACGAGAACCGCGTGTGGGGCTGCAAGGGCGACAGCATCTTTGCTTCAAAGCTCGGCGACCCGTACAACTGGAACGTGTTTGACGGACTATCCACGGATGCGTTCAGCGTGGAGAGCGGCACGGCGGGAGCATTCACGGCGTGCGTGAGCTACCTTGGTTACCCGTGCTTTTTCAAAGAAGACAAAATTTTCAAGATGTACGGCACGATTCCGACAAACTTCCAGCTCATGTCGAGTGCTGTTCTCGGCGTAATGAAGGGCAGCCACAAGAGCCTTGCTGTGGCGGGCGAAACGCTCTATTACCTCTCGAAGGTCGGCATCATGGCGTACAGCGGCGGCATGCCGCGCTGCATCTCTCGCACGCTGGGCGATGATGTGCGCCTCTCTGACGCGGTGGGAGGAAGTGACGGCCTCAACTACTACGTGAGCCTGAAAGAGGATGGCAAGGCGGCGCTGTACTGCTACAGCAGCGAAAACGGCGTGTGGCATAAGGAAGATACGCTTGCCGTGGTGCAAATGGCCTATTCGGGCGGTATCATGGCCTTAGTAGACGGCGGGTGCGTGCTGCTGGGGAATCCGGCAGATATCCCGACCGGCGCAACACGCGAGGGAGCCGTCAGCAGCGAGGCGGAGTTTGCCGACTATGACGGCGGCTCATTCGACGCGAAGCACGTGCAGCGCGTACGGGCGCGGCTGGAATGCGAAAAGGGCACAACGGTCGTGTTCCTTGTCAAGTTTGACGGCGGCGCGTGGGAAGAGGTCGACCGCTGCGGGGCACAGGAGAAGGACGTTTTCACGCTCAACTGCCCGATCCGCCGCTGCGACCACTTTAGATTAAAAATCAAAGCCACAGGAGAATACCGGCTCTATGCGCTCGAGTACGAATACGTGACGGGCGGCAGAAAGTGAGGGGACAATGGCAGATAATTTCAAACACAAGAATACAGACCTGACGCTCATCAACGATTCGGGCGACCTTGATCTCATCCGGCAGTATACAGAGGCCTACAACAAGGCCTATGCCGAGGGAGACAAGGCGGGCCAGCAGGCGGCGCACGACGCAGCGGAGAAAATCCGCGCGAAGTACGACTATTCCGGCGGCGTGGACGGCAGCGAGTACATCAAACTCGGCACGGGCGCGAGCCCTGCAAAGGCTGATACGAGCTGGCTCGATAAGCTGGGCGACAGCAACTACAACTACGATCAGAGCGGACAGATCAGCGCAAAACTCGACGCACTGCTGAACCGCACGCCGTTTTCCTACGACGCGGCGAGTGACCCGCTCTATCAGCAGTATCGCAAGCAGTACACGCGCGAGGCAGACCGCAGCGCTGAGGATGTGCTCGGCAAGGCGGCAGTGATGACGGGCGGGATGCCGTCCACGGCGGCGGTGGCAGCGAGCCAGCAGGCGAGCGACTACCAGATGAGCCAGATGACGGACAAGATCCCCGAGCTGCAGCAGCTTGCCTATAGCATGTATCAGGATAAATTGAGCGGCGACCGCGCCGACCTGAATACGCTGATTGGGATTGAGGACAACAACTACAACCGCTGGCTGGCTGACCGCAATTACCTCTATCAGCTCGCACGCGATCAGGTGGGCGACCAGCAGACGGCGGATGCGCTGGCGTATCAGAAGCAGCAGGACAAGCTCAACTATGACTACCAGAAGGAACGCGACGCCATCGAGGACGCACGCTATAATGCGGAATGGCAGTATAAATTGCAGCAGGCCGCGCAGCAGGCCGCGAGAAGAAATACCCGCGTCATCACCACGCCTACGGGCGGCGGCGAGGCGGATTATGATGGCTTGTTCGCAGCGGCGCAGGCAAGCGGCTATCCCAAGAGCTTTATCTCCAACAACTATAAGAAGTACGGCTTTTCCTCTTCAAGCAGTTTGTATGACGATTATGAGAGCTGGCTCGAGGGGCAGGGCGGCGGCAGCGGAAGCGGCAGCAGCGGCAAGACACTGCCGCAGGGTCAGTTTATTGCTCTACTGAGCGGATTCAACACGTCGCTGAAAAACGGTGAAGGCGAGCGTATCCTTTCGACGCTCGACAAGGCATGGCCGCTGATGACGAGTGATCAGAAGGCAGAAATGCAGAAGCTGCTGACGCAGTACGGCTATTCCTACGAGGAGGGCTAAATGGGACGATTAGTAAAAGCGAATCCGGAAGTGGAAGCGAGCAAGGGCCAGACGACGGTTGTTGGAACCGGCACGCACGGCAGGCTTGTGAGAACGGGGGATGTGAAGCGCACATCCCCTACGGGCAATGTGGTGCAGAAGAAGCCGACAGTGCAACCGAGCAAGGCGGCAACGATTCCCGCAAAGTCGAGCAGCCCCATGTTCCGCACGCGGCAGAACGTCGTTACACCAAAAAATCAAAGCGCCCTTGCGCAGAATCTTGCGCAGGGGGCCTTACAGAAGAAGGACGCGAAGAACTACCAGAGCAAAGAAGCGTTCGAACAGCACGTGCAGGAGGTAAAAGCCCCCACGGTCGCGCAGCGCGTCGGCGATACCGTCAAGGGCGCGGCGAAAACCTATGGCGCGGGGCTCGTCAACCTTGCTGGTATGGCGCAGACCGGCAGCGGATTGCAGCGACGCGAGGAAGCAAACACCGAAATTGCCCTGTGGGATCAGGATATCAAGGCACAGCGGGACGTTCTTGCAGACCCTATGAGCACCGAAAGCGAGCGCGACACTGCGCGAAATGTCATTGCGGCACTGGAAGCGCGGAAAGCTGCATACCTGAAAGCTTACGGCGAGGGCGGCGAGGTCGAACAGACGGCACAGGGCATCTACTCTGTTGCCGACAAGCTGTCCGACAGCGGTACAAGAGACATTGAGCGCGCCAAGAAAGATCTCGGCGCAGCGGGCCGCCTTGCCGTGGATGTCGGTGTTGCAGGCGCGCAGATGGGCGCAGACGCAGCGCTGGGCCTGTTGACAGGCGGCAGCGCGCTCCCGGCGATGTTTGTACGCAGCACGGGCGGAAGCGCGCAGGAAGCACGCAGACAGGGCGCGACGCACGAGCAGCAGGTCAACTACGGCTTCGCCAGCGGCGCGCTGAGCGTGGCGACCGAGAAGATCGGCAACGCGGCTGGCCCGTTCCGCAAGATGTTTGGTAAGGGCTTCTTAGATGACGTTATTGAGCGCACGATGGGCAACCTTACGAAAAGCGCTGCGGGAAAGCTCGTGCTCTCGTTCCTTGAAGAGGGCGGCGAGGAAGTGCTTGAGGACCTGATCCAGCCCGCCTTGCAGACGATCTACAACGGCAAAACGATGGGAGGCAGCTACAGCGAGCTGGAAGCGGCGGAGGTGCTGAATGACTTTCTTGTCGGCGGCATCCTCGGCGGGCTTGGCGGCGGCGTGGAAATTGCGGCGAATCGTTTTTCCGGCTTTGACAGCACCCTCGGCGAGAGTGGGCGCAAGGCGATTCGCGGCTCGTACCAGGAGGGCAAGGACACGGCGGAGCACGTGAAGGACTTTATCCCTGCCTACAATGCGGGCGTGGAGGGCAAGGATAACCCGAACCCGACGAATGAGACGGCCTATGCAGGCTATGTCGCAGGGCAGAACGACGCAAAGGCCGAGGCGCGCAAGAAGTCTTTTGCGCAGGAAAGCGAGCGCGGCAGCGGCCTTGTCTATGACGAATACGTTGCCCGCGAGATGAACAGCACGACGGCAGACGAGATCAACACCGTCGCAAAGGCGCTTGGCGTGCGCGTGCGCATGGCTGACGAGGTGCGCGGCGGCACGGCTAACGGCGTCATCGAGGGCAATGAGATCCGCATTGCAAAGGACGCGCAGGATCCCGTGATGCAGGTCGTCGGCCATGAGTGGACGCACAGGGTGCAGGATCTTGCACCCGAGCAGTACACGGCGTTCCGTAGCGCTATCATGGAAAACGGTGACGTTGCAGAGGCGGCGAAGATCCTGCACGAGCAGTACAACCGCATGGGCGTGGAGATCAGCATGGAGCAGGCGATGGACGAGGCCGCGGCGAACTACGCGGGCGAAATGATCGCCAATACGGACGTGCTGAACGAGTTCATCCGCAGGCACAGCGAAGACCGCACGCTACTTGAAAAGCTGCGCGACGCCATCCGTGAGATCGTGGGCAAGCTGACCGGTAAGGCGAAACAGCAGGCACAGACAGCAGAGGGGCTTTTACAGCAGGCATTTGAAGCGGCGGCGCAGAACAGCAAAAATGCCGCCACAGAGGGCGGCACGCGCTTTGACTTAAAGGGTAAGAACAAGGACGGCGTCGAGGTCTACGAAACCGGCGAGGATGTCAAGAAAATGTCCTACAAAGAGCGCATGGAAGCCTTTATGGATATCATGCGCAACGAATACGCGGGGCGCACGGCCAAGTTCAGCGACGGCAACAGCACCTACTACGCGAAGTTTGATGAAGCAGACCTTCGCAAGAATGTGTACGGCGATAAAAAATCCTCTCAAAAGGGATGGAAGGCGAAAATCAATACCGGAGCGGATGGCAGCATCTTTGAGCTTGTAGAAAACGCGACCTACAACGGAGGTAAGGCCGAGCAGGGGAAGAAAACGCAGGCACATCAAAATCTGACCGGCTGGGAGTATTTCGTCAAGACCGTGCAGATCGATGGACAGGTGTATGACCTGCTGGCAAATGTAAGAAAAAAGCCTGACGGAGAATTTGTCTACTCCATCCAGCTTAATGAAAATAAAAATAAAGCATCGGCACCGCCCCTTCAGTACCGAAATGGTACAGCTAAAGCGAATAATCGCCCTGTTGGGGTGTCCACCAATGCTTCTGAAAGTAGTGTACCCCAAAACGGAGAGAATGTCAAGAAGCGTTATTCACTGAAAGAGTACACCGATGAAGAGAAGAAGCAGCACCGCAAGGACGCGGACGAGTATTTCGGGCATACCTACAAGTGGTCGGAGACCGGATACATCCTGACGAACGGTAAGAAACTTGACTTCTCCGGCAGGCACGAAGGCGGCCCCGGCGGATATCGCACGGTCGACCACCGAGATATCCGCGACGCGCTGGGCGATGACTACGGCGGCAGCGATTACAGCGGCAGCATGGTTCAGTTTATGAGCGAGGGCAATATCCGTATTTCGCCGGAAAGCGGCGGCATTAACCTCTCTGTTATGCCAACAAAGAATCAGCTTGATTCTCTTTCTGATTTTATCAGCCACAATCGCGGTGAGGTCATTCTTGACCTTGATTCGCCTGACGGGCAGACGGTATCGAGCACGGAATACCCGCGCGGCACGCACGCGAACAAGGTTCTTGCGGACATCAAGGCCTATTTTGAGGACGGAACAACGCCGCAGGTATCGAGCCTTGCGCAGTTTCTATCCCTCAAGGGCACGGAGAACGCGCAGGAGATTGCGGCGCTCAAGCGTGAGAATGAGACCTTGCGTCAGCGCGTGGACTACTGGAAGGGGCAGACGCGACGCAGTGACGGCGTTCGCACCGACAGCAAGAGTGTGGAAAAGGCGGCAAAGGAACTGACGCGACGCTACGGTGCGGAGATCGATAGTGGCGAGATCGCAGGCGACCTTGCAAGCCTGTATGACTACATTGCACGCGGCGGCGACGAGACCGGCGAGCTGACCTACACCGAGGCGAGAAGCCGCGCGGACGCCATCGCCCAGCGCATCGCAGAGAGCGCCATCGCAAAAGATGACGAGGGATACCGCGAGTATAGCGAACTGCGCAAGTACCTGAAAGATACGAAGATCACGCTCTCCGCTGAGGATGCGGCGGGCATCACGGACTACGCCGACTTCCGGCGCAGCCTCTTCGGCAAGGTAAATCTCGGCAAGGGCGAGCATACGAACGTCGACCAGGTCTATTCCGAGCTGGCGGAAAGCTACCCTGAGTTTTTCAGCGAGACGCGTGAGAACAACGTGAGTGACCAGATCGCGCGCATTGCGGACGTGTCAAATGAGCTCTACAACGTGAGCGAATATAACCCGTTTGAGGGCTATATGGGTCAGGCAGTCAGCGCCATTTCGAATGACGTCATGGAGCGATTCTTCGACCTGCCGCAGGCGAAGAAGACCTTCGCCGACGTGCAGGCGGAGAAGCTGGATGCGGCGAAAGCGGCAGGACGCAAGGCTGCGGCGGATGCGAAGCTCGCAGGCCAGATGGCACAGGGACGCACGGACGCCGTAAAGCTGCGCCACACGCAGGAGGCATTGCAGAAAGCGCGCACGCAGCAGGCGGAGAAGCTGGACGCGCTGAAAGACCGTTACCGTGAGAAAGACGCAACGCGCCGCGAGGGGCAGAAGCGCCGCGAGCTGCGCGCGAAGATCACGCGGCACGCAAAAGACCTGTCGAAGAAGCTGCTGCGCCCGACGGACGCGAAGCACATCCCCGAGAATATGCGCTCGGCGGTGGCGGCAGTGCTGAACAGCATCAATCAGGAGAGCGCCTACACCGTGGACGAAAGCGGCAAGCACGTCTATGACGGCAGCGGCACGCCGACGCAGCGCACGCAGGCATTCGAAGCACTCCGAGATCAGTATCAACATATTCTTTCAGGGCGAGAGAAGGACGGCGACGACCTGGTCATTGACCCGTCGCTGCTGGGCACGGACGGCAAGGACGGTCTGCTTGGACAGGTTATCGGAATGGAGAACAAGCGGCTCTCCGAGCTGACGAGGGAAGAGCTCGGGACGATGTGGAAGACCATCCGCGCGGTGGAGAAATCCGTCTCGACGGCGGGCAAGGTGCTCTCCAAGAGCAAATTCGAGACCACAAAGCAGATGGCGGACGCCTTCAAGGCCGACGTGAGCACGCGCCGGAAGAAGCTCGGCGGCAATACGACGATCAGCTTAGAGACGCCGTACACGTTCTTTGCCCACTACGGCGAGACGGGCAAGAGCATCTACCGGATGTTGCACAATGCACAGGATTCCCAGGAGATCATGGCGCGTGACATTGCCGAGAAGACAAGGAAGGTGCTTGGCGACGAGCTGGGCGAGGCGGGCTTCAAGGATATTGCTGGAAAGGCTATCCACGGCAACCTGAAAGGCGCACTGCGCGACGCGCGCGGCAGTGCCATCGGCAAGTGGGAGGCGGAGACGCACGACATCACCGTCGCCAACGGCGGCAAACTGACGCTGACGACGCCGCAGATCATGGAGCTGTACCTTCTGAGCAAGCGCAAGCAGGCGCTTGGGCATCTGCTCGGCGGCGGCATCATCCAGCCGGAGATCAAGAGCGCGGAGACCGGCAGGACGAAAGTGCCGCGCGGCACGCAGCAGGTCTTTTTGACTGATGGCGATATCGAGCGCATCACGGGCAAGTTGACGGACGAGCAGAAGCGCGTGGCGGACGGCTTGCAGGACTTGACGGCGACTACGCTTGCCAAGTACGGCAACGACGCGAGCATGCAGGCCTACGGCTACCGCAAATTCACTGAGAAAAACTACTGGCCCATCAAGTCGGCAAAGGAAGCACTGCACAGCAACCTCGAGAAGGACAGCGGCAATGTGCGCTCCATCAAGAATATCGGCATGGCGCAGCAGGTGACGCCGAACGCGAATAACGCCGTAGAACTGCGCAGCGTGTTTGATACGTTTGCCGACCACGTGTCCGACATGATCGATTACGCGGCATGGCTCGCACCGATGGAGGATGCAAACCGTTTCTTCAACTTCCAGTACCGCAACGACGCGGGGAAGACAATCATGACCGTCAAGGGCTTACTCGACGAAAAGGGCGGCAATGGCGCGCAGCAGTATTGGCAAAAACTAATGGGCGACATTCAGAACGGCATCGGCACGAAAGACTTTGAGCCGATCACGGGCAAGATGGGAAAGTTCGTCGGCAAATTCAAGGGAGCGTCTGTCGGCGCGAACATCCGTGTCGTCATCCAGCAGCCGACGGCCTTCTTCCGCGCGGCGGCGGTTCTTGACCCGAAGGACATGGCAAAGGGCATGGCCGGCGGCGTGACGAAGGGGAGCGGCTGGGAGAAAGCGCTCGAACATTCCCCAATCGCAATGCGCAAGGACGTCGGCAGCTTTGATATCTCGTCACCGTACACGCTGAAAGACCGCTTCTACGGTAAAGAGGGCGTGACGAACAAACTGAACGACCTCGCGGGCGCTGCTGCGGGCAAGGCGGATGCCGCGACGTGGGGGAAACTGTGGAACGCCTGCGAGTGGCAGGTGAAGCGTGAAAAGCCCGACGTCCGCGCGGGCAGCAACGAATTTTACAGCGCGGTCAACGATGTGTTCTCCGATATGATCGATCAGACGCAGGTCGTCGACGGAATCTTGCAGCGCAGCAACATCATGCGTGGCAAGAGCACCCTCTCGCAGCAGGCGACAGCCTTTATGGGCGAGCCCATCATGAGCCTGAACGTGCTGCTTCGCAGCTACGACAACTTCCGATATGAGGAGAACCCGGCGAAGCGCAGCAAGGCTTTGAAGACGCTGGGGCGCGCGGCGACGGCGCTGGTCGTTACGAATGTGGTGAATGCGCTGGCACAGAGCATTGTCGACGGCCTGCGCGACGATGACCGCGATAAGGACTACGGTGAGAAATTCCTTTCAGCCTTTACGGGCGTGGGGGGAGACGAGAAGAACGCGCTCGAGTTGATCGGCAACGTCGTGCTGAACGGCAACGTCGGCAGCAACATGAACCCCGTGGCGCAAATTCCATTCGCAAAGGATGTTCTCTCGCTTGCGCAGGGCTATGATGTATCGCGCCCTGATATGGAGGTCTTCTCCGATCTAATCAACGCGGCAAAAACCTTTGTTGACAGCGCGGGCGGTGACGGCAAGAAGACCCGCAAGGAGGCCACGCTCACGCTGCTGGCGGCGTCGAGCAAGATGTTTGGTTTGCCGGTCGCCAACATCAAGCGCGACCTTATGGCGACGCTGCGCACCATCGCACAGGCGAGCGGCAGCCTCGGCTTCCAGTATGAGGTGGAGAAGTTCAGTTACAATCTTGCCAACAGCGGCAACAAGAGCCGGTTTATCGGTATCCTCTATGATGCGCTGGAACAGGGCGATTACGCGACCTATGAGCACGTGCGCCGCGACCTGATGGAGCAGATGGGGCTTGACGGCGAGAGCATCCAAAGCAGCCTCAAGACCCGCTACAACAAGAAGGCCGAGAGCGAGGCCAACTACTCGTTCCCGCAGAAGTCGCTTGACCTGCTGGGCATTCGCGGGAAGTACGCCTACGACAGCGGCGAGGACGAGGAGAAATTCAGCGCGGCGGACCTGAACGCGAGCTCGTACAGCAAATATGAGACGCAAAAGGGCGAGGCCTACCGCACGCAGGCTGATAAGGCAACGAGCAGCGGCGCATTCTCCCGTCTCTCTGACGAGGGCAAAGACAAGACGCTTGGCTACGTCGAGAGCTACGCCGAGGCGGTGGCGCTGAAAGAAAACTCCGGCGGGCAGTACGAGATCACGACCAAATGGATCCAGAATGCGCAGGAGGCACAGAAGCAGTACCGCATCGCCCCCGGCGTGTTCGCGGCCTGCAAGGCGGCGGCGAGCGAGTGCGAAATGCTGAAGGACAAGGACGGCGACAGCATCGACTATAGCAAAGGCTTGCAGATCATGGAAATGCTGTTCCGCTCAGGGCTTAACGAGCAGCAGCGCACGGCGATGTACGAATATTTGGACGTGCCGAAGAAGATTCGCCATTGGAACCGCGCGCGGGTGGACGAGCAGCTTGCAATCGCACGGAAGAAAGCGGTTTAAACAAAAAGAACCTGTCGGATCCCCGGCAGGTTCTTTTACCCCGTGGTGAATTTGCGGAAGCGGCATGATAGGCTCAATGAAGAACACCATAAAAATAAGGGGGCGTGAAAAATGGATAATGCAAAGCACTACGACGACGCGGCAATCGCGCTCATCGAATCGCGGTGCAAGAGCAATACGCATCGAATCAACGAGCTGCAGGAGCACCAAACGGCGCTTGACAGGCTGGCAACGTCGGTCGAAGTGCTGGCGACCAAGCAGGAGACCGTCGAGGGAGACGTCAAAGAGATCAAAGAGGACGTGAAAGCCATCACGGGCAAGGCAGGGAAACGCTGGGACAGCCTGGTCGACAAGGCTCTCGCGGCGCTGGCGGGTGCGTTTATCGCGTGGCTGCTGTCGGGGGTGGCCTTATGAAGAAGCTGAGAAAGCGGGACAAGTACGTCATCGCGGCAGTGCTCAACCTCTGCTGGTACTGCATTGCGGTGCTCGTATTGACCGCGCATGACAAGGTAGTGCCGGACAGTCTGACCGTCGCGTGGACCGCCGCGTGGACGGCGGAGCTTGCGCTGCTGGCGGGAATCAAAATTAAGGGAAAGGACGAATGACATGAACGAAAGAATCATCAAGCGTATCGCAAACCTGATGAGCGTCAAGAGCATCGTGACACTGGTGCTGACTGGCGTATTCGCGTACATGGCGGTCACGAACAACATCAGTCAAGACTTTATGACGATCTATGCGGTCATCATCGCGTTCTACTTCGGCACGCAGAGTCAGAAGACGCAGGACGCGATCGACAAGGGGGCGTAAGGAATGGCGAGAGCAGAAGACATCCTCGCCATCGCACGCAAGGAGATCGGCACGGTGGAGTGCCCGGGCAACCGGCAGAAATACGGCAAGGCCTACGGCGTGGACGGCGTGTACTGGTGCATGCAGTTTGTGTGGTGGTGCTTTCAGCAGGTGGATAAGTCCCTCTTCTACGGCGGTGGAAAGACCGCAAGCTGCGGCGAGCTGATGAACTACGCGAAAGCGCACGGGCAGTGGGTCACGTCCGGCTATCAGCCGGGTGACGTGCTGATCTACGACTTTCCCAACACGAAGGTCAAGACCGACCATACGGGCATCTGCGAGAGCGTGAGCGGTCAGTATGTGACCGCCATCGAGGGAAACACGTCGAGCGGCGTAAAAGGCAGTCAGGCCAACGGCGATGGCGTGTATCGAAAGAAGCGGGCGAAGTCGCTCGTGCTGGGCGCATACCGCCCGAAGTATGAGGCGAGCTATCGCGAAGTGCTCAAGAAGCGCTCCGGTCTGGCTGATGCGACGATGGACTACCTCGCCGCTTACAAATACGGCGACGATCTCATCAGGAAACTTGCAACAATGAAGTAAACCGGAGTTGGAGCGGTCGAAAAAGTAAGGAAGGAGCGGGCGGCGAAAGCCCACGCGCAAGCGCCTCTGCAAGCCCTACACGGGCATGAACAGTCAGCACAGGTCAATCCGCGCGCAATTATCCTCTATGGCCCCCAAACGGGCTGTGGCGTATATCTTATCGTTTGAGCTGCCGCAGGACGAGGCGTACTGCCTTATTGAATGCGATGTGCGCGGGAAGAGCCGCGTCGAAGTCGCGGAGACGCTGCACGTCTCACCGGAGTACGTGAAGACGCGGCGACGCCGGGCATACAGCAAAATCGCGGACAGCATCAAAAACGCATAAAGAAGAGACCCTACAAAGACCTTTTTCAGGCTCTTTGCGGGGTCTCTTTTTCGTTATCATTGAGACAACAAAAGGAGGTGCGCGCATGGGATATTTCGGCAACCTTTATCAGATGGGGTATAACCCCTATTCAGGATATGCCCCTGCAAGCCCACAGAACGGCGCAGGAGCGATGCAAGGCTTTGCGGGTCAAATTACCCGCGTGAACGGAAGAAATGGCGCAGAGGCGTTCAGGCTCGCTCCGAACAGCTCTATTTTGCTGATGGACGAGAACGACCCCATTGTCTGGCTCAAACAGACGGATGGTGCGGGGTATGCCACCGTTACGCCGTACACAGTCGCGCCGTATCAGGCGGCTGCGCCGGTAGACGTCAACAGTCTTGAAAACCGCGTGAAGAGATTGGAGGAAATACTCAATGCCAAATCCGATGATGCAAATGCTGATGGGCGGCGGAAGCAGAAGACCGAATAATCCCCTTGCGATGATCGGCGAATTCCGCAAATTCGCTGCAGGCATGACGCCTCAGAAAGCGCAGCAGGAGATTGAACGCCTTTTACAGTCTGGGCAGATGTCTCAGGCTCAGTTCCAGCAGCTCCAGGAACAGGCAAAGGAGTTCGTGCAATTTCTGAAATAAGCCGGTGCGCAACGGTTTATTTATAAAATTCTTTCAGGAAGGAGTTTTGACACATGGATAGTGGTATGTCTCTCAGCGATATCGCCGCGGTCACCCGCGGTGCGAACGATGAGAACGGCTGGGGCTCCGGTTGGTTCCTCATTGTCGTGCTCTTCCTCTTCATGTTTGGCTTTGGCGGCAACGGATGGAACCGCCAGGGCGAGTTTGGCCAGTACGCCACGGCCGCATCGCAGCAGGAGATCCTTTTCGGCCAGCAGTTTGGCCAGCTGAACGACCGCCTGACCAACATCGGCAACGGCATCTGCAATCTCGGCTACGAGATGCAGGGCGGCATCGGCCAGCTGGGCAAGGAAGTCGCGCTCGCGCAGAACGGCACGAACATGACCATCATGCAGACCGGCAACGACATCCAGCGCCAGATGGCAGACTGCTGCTGCACCACGCAGCGCGGCCTTGACGCCATCAACGCCAACATCGACGCTAAATTCGCAGCGCTCGAAAAGAGCCAGCTCGAAGGCCGCATCGCACAGCTTGAGCAGGCCAACAACCAGCTCTATCTGCGCGAGCAGATGTGCGGTGTCGTGCGCTATCCCAGCGGCTACACCTACAGCGCGGGCAACTCCCCGTTCTGTGGCTGCGGTTGCGGAAACGGCAACATTTGACGCCCTATTCGGCGAGGCAAGCGGGGCGGCAACAGCTGCTCCGCTTTTTAATTTTTTAGGAGGGTAAAAATATGAGTAAGTCTGCAATTTACACGACCAACGTCAGCAATCCCACCGTGCCGGTCGGCGGCATCGTTCCGGTCGGCTCGACGACGCGCCGCTATGGCTGCAACATCCGTCAGGACGGCAACGCGATTACGCTGTGTGGACAGGGCTATTACCTTGTCAATGTCAGCGCGACAGTCGCACCCACGGCTGCCGGTACGGTCAGCCTGACCGCACAGAAGGACGGCGTCGCCATCATCGGCGCTACGGCAGCTCAGACGGTCGCAGCAAACGGCGTGGCAAACCTCACTATTACGGCTATTATTCGTAACGCCTGCGGCTGTGACGGCTCTCTTCTGTCGCTGGCGCTCGACGGCGTGGCATCGGTCGTCAACAACCTTGCGGTCACGGTCGAAAAACTGTGAACGACGATTCAGATGCTCTGCTGCTCGGGATAATTTTGCTGCTATTTGCTAATGCCATAAATAATGTCGAAGCTGCAGAAAGCGAGGAAGAAAATGAAACTCATTGAAAAACTGTCGGCGATGGTCGACGAGGAAATCGAGGACGCGATGAAGTACGCGAAATGCGCCCTCGAGTACAAGGACGAATGTCCCGCTCTTGCGAAGACGTTTTACGAGCTTTCCGGCGAAGAGATGCATCACATGACGATGCTCCACGCCGAGGTCGCTGGCGTCATCCAGAAGTACAAGCAGGAGAAAGGCGAGCCGCCCGAGGGCATGAAGGGCCTCTATGACTATCTGCACAGGAAGCAGATTGAGAAAGCTGCAGAGGTTCGGACGATGCAAGGGATGTTTCGCGAGGGATGAGCGAGCCTAAAAAATGATGCACTATTAGCCAAAAAGGCCTCTGCCCGCAATGGGTAGAGGCCTTTTATGCGAGGGTAACGGCGGGGGTAACAGGATAGAAATATTGGGCATAATCGAGAATTTGCCAGAATAGTCTAAATATGAAAAAACCTCGAAACCGCAACGGTTTCGAGGTTTTTCTTGGTCCGAGTGGCGAGACTTGAACTCACGGCCTCTTGACCCCCAGTCACCGAAAAACGACTGAATATCAACGGGAAATCGTTCGATGGGGGTAACGAGGGGGTAACAGAAAAACTATATCGCATCGGTGATTTTTCGAAGGTCGGTGAGGTTGACATCCTGATAATACCGCAGCATTTCGGGGCTTGCGTGACCGATCAGCTCGAGTTTGTCCTTGTCCGATGCCTGAATGTTTTTCATCAGCGTCGCGAACGTATGACGGCATGTATGGGGGGAATACTTGTGCCGCTTGTTTTCGATTGGATTGTCAATGCCGATTGCCTTTAATGTGGGATAGAAAACCTCGTCGCGGAAATAGTCATACCTGAACGCTTTTCCTTCTTCGTTACAGAACAGCGCGCCGGATATCTTGTCTTTCGCCAGCCGGTCTATGATGGGCTGAATCTTGGGTGATATCGTGACGGTTCTATTCTTGCCCGCTTCAGTCTTGATACCAGCGCGAAGCACCTTTTCTTTCTTGTCGTAGTTATCAATCGACAGGCCGAGAAATTCTGTAGGGCGGAAGCCGAGGTAACACATGCAGTAGATATAGTCGGCGTATGGAATCACGCCGCACGCCTCTTTTATCTTCTCGATCTGGTCGGCATCAAAGCTCGCGCGCGGCGCGGCGTTTTCGCCGGTGACGGTGAGATACGGGGCCATACTCATAGGGGCGTATCCACGCGGAACGGCATACTTGTAGATCAGGCTGCACACGGTGCGCATATTCTTTTTTGTCTGTTTGGCACGCGGGCAGTCATCAATGCATTCTTGGATATCATCAATCTCGACCGCGGCCAGTTTCATAAATTCGATCGGTGCAAAATACTTTTCGGCAGCGGCGTAGCAATTCAGCGTGGACTTGTCGGCGCGATGCGTTGGGAACCAAAGCTCATATGCCTTGCGCCAAGTGATATCCTTTTCACGGGGCTTTTGCGTCCGCAGCATGGGGATATATTCTAAGGCTTCTCGTTTTGTGCGGAAGCCGCATTTTTTCGCTTTCACGCGGGTCAGCTTGCCGTCCTCTTCACGGTAGCCTTTGGTGATTTCGGCTACCCAGGAAGAGCCGCGTTTATAGACCGTCCCTGTCCCGTTGCCGCGCTTTGTGGCTTTTCGGTCGACAGATGCTTGCTTTTTGCCGCACATAGGACAAAACAGCGCGCCATCCGGCAGCGCTGTTTTACATTTGATGCAATTCGCCATGTCGGCCCCTCCAAAATCCATAATCTATACAATGAAAATCAATGTACACGCACCACACAGTGAGAAAAACGATGATGAGGAACATTATAGCAACCACGCCGTTACGGATACGGACGCCGCGCCGCATGATCTCGATCGTGTCTGCCTTTGCGTCCACGTGGCGTTCCAGCTCATCGTTGCGCGCTTGCAAAGTTTCCTCTGCCGGTGTCAACCGTTCGGAAATGCCGAACACTTCATCAAGCGAAATTCCAAGCACCTTGCAGATCGGCGCGACGGTGTAAATGGACGGGGCTTTCGACATTTTGGAAAAGAAGTTCTGGACGGTGGACAGCGGCACGCCGGAAGCGTCGGAAATGTCGTGGTAGGTCAGTTTCAGTTCTTCTTTACGGATTCTACACAGCTCTTGAATGTTCATTTACATCACCTTAACTTTTCCGGTTTCTGCTCGTTTGGGGTGCCAAAAGTGGGTCTGTCGAACGCGGTCGAATGCCGTCGTGTTGCAAGGTCTTGGTATTGAAGTGGTAAGGTAAAGCGCGATATGGTCAAAACAAGCAGCGGCGACCGCTCCCCGCTGCTGCTGAAAAGCCCTCGCCGGTGTTGCAGAGGCGGCGAGGGCTTTTACTTAAATATCCGGGAAGGAATCTTTTGGCACTATATCAGTGCTCATATTCCCGTTGGATACTTTATAGAGAGTAAGCGTCCACCCGTAAACCATCTCGCCATCTGCTGTAAATTCAAACATTTCGTTGCATTTGAAGTACTCGGTGTTTTCACCAAACTTATATTCTTTCCCGTACCAGTCCGAACCATACGCATAATAGATTTCGTATGTCCCGAGAGGAACATCTACTTCGGCACTTTTTGCCGACACGAGGAAAGACATTGCCCCGTTGGATATTGCCTCTCCGTCGATTGGTTTTAACGCGATATAGAAATTGGAATCTCCAGCGGTTTGCACTGTCAAAGGTGCGACCTGATCGCCGGACGGGTATGTGACAATCTGCCCATTGCGAAAGCTCACAGGTTGCAGTGGGACGAGCCTGCCGCCTCCACTACTAACCGTTTCAGTTGGAGTCTTTGCTGGCGGAGAATCATTCATGTCGGACTCGTTCAATGGCCCGGAACTTTCGATTGAAAGCCAGATGACCCCGCAGATGACGAGCGCGAAGCACAATGGTTTCAATGCTGCCAGCAGAAGGTTGACTTCCGGAGAGGGCCTCTTTCTATTCAGTTGCTTCCGCCTGTTTCGCTTGGCTTCGTTTTCTAAAACCATCTGCCGATAGACGCGGTATTGCTCGACGGTCATTCCCATCATGAACGCGTCGTATTCTTCTTGCGTCATTTGCGTTAAGTCGGGAGATTCGTCAAATTCATCAACTGTTGGTTCAACGGGGTGATCATGGATATCGCGTGAGGCGGATTCCGGATCAACCTGCGTCGAGGCTTCTGATACCGCCTCTTCAGGGGCAGGCTGCTTTGACTTAGAGGACACCGCCTTAATGACTTTCTTTACTTTGCGGTGCTGGTAGTGCGCTTGCTTTTCAAAATAATTTGGGTCGGTATACAATCCCACGTGCAAGACCTCCTAAAACCATTCCCCGCGGTGAAATGAACCGCGGCGCGGTATATGATAAGTGGAACTATTTACATACGGAGGATAAAAAGATGAACGACAAACAACGCCAAGAGTACTTAACGATGTCAGATGCGCAGAAAAAGGAGTTTTTGCGAAAAGAGGTTGAGCGGATCGCCGCGCTGCCGGAAAGCGAACACGACGCGGCCTTTGATGCGCTGCGCGAGGCCGTCATGCCGAAAATCACCGATCTTCCGGTGAAGGGGAGCGATCTGACCTATGGTGAATATTGTCAAAAGGAAGGTCTCGATTGGCGTACAGGGGAACCCAACCGCGCATGAGGTCGCCATAGGGCACGCAGAACGCAGCGGCGACGCGGCGCAGCTCCTCGTCGGTGGGCGCTTCCAGCCCCAGTGCGATATTCCCCGCCATGTTAAAGTCGCAGCCGATGATCTGCTGCAACGTGGCCGTTGGGACCTTATACTGCGCGGCCAGAATCGCGACAGGGTGCGGCGACCAGATGCGCGCGGTATCCATATCTACATATGGGCGCTTGCTTTCATCATTGAAAGCAGGCGCTTTTTCTGCGTCGCTTTCAGATAAATCACCGCTGTCCAATTCCTCAAGGGTTACGCTGAAATAGTCGGCGATCTTTCTTGCGGTATCTAATTTTATGGTTCTTGTAGGGTCATCTTGCAGTTTCGTCATAATGCTCTTACTCATACCTAAGTCAGAGCACATTTTTCCGGGTTTAATCCCCTTCTTATCACACAAAGAGCGAATGGTTTCGTACAAAGTCCCCAAAAAGCTACCTCCACTATTGGTCATAGGAACAAAAGTACTCTAAAGGGACAAAAATGGCTTGAAAAGTTTCCTAAGGGGAACTATAATAAGACCATAGGCAGTCCTGATAAAAGTACTCTACTGGTTGTTGGCGCTTCCATTATAGTACTTTTTAGGGAACTGTCAAGAGCCTTTTGTGATAGGGTGAGGCAAACGCGCGGTTGAGAATGCGGCGGGTCGCCTTCCCGCCGTATCTCGTCACACTTTGTTTCCGCCGCGTTGCGGGTGCAGGCGAGCACCCCTCGGCGCGGTTGAACGGCTTCGTATGAGAAACGGGTGCGCTGTCCGCACCGCTGTCCGTTCAGTTACCGGGAACACAGGAAATTAGGCATGAAGCCTGCGATAGCCGAAGTGGCCTGCATGGGCATCACCCCTTTCCGCACGTGCAGCTTCATTCTATCACAAAAGGTTCTCTAATTCAAACTATTTAAATGGAGGGAATGACTTGTTTTACGAACTGCTGAAAGAAGTGTGCAAGAAGAAGCGCACGACGCCGAGCGCCGTATGCGTGGCGCTCGGAATGAGCAAAAGCAATGTGACGGCGTGGAAAGAAGGGCGAATCCCGAGCCTTTACACGGTGATGCGCATTGCGAAGCACCTGAATGTGCCGATCACTCGGCTGATCCCGAAGGAGTAAGGAGGAACAAAGATGAATTGGATTATTTTTCTTTTTTTCGCCGGTTAGCTAAGGCGATGGCGGCAAGAGAACGAACGTCCTTGTCCTCGTGATGCATCAACTTGCCAGCAAGCGACGCGAGCTCGGACGAAGTATGTGCTGCGTTTCTCATGCGATCACCCCCTTTTATGGAGATAACCCCGCGAAAGCAGTATAGCAAACTTCCCTGCCGCAGTCAACAAAATTAACAGAATGAAAAGGGAGGAATGGCTTTGCTTGAAGCATGGACTGGCCGTGCAGTCGGAAAGATGCACACCAACCGCATTTCGTTTGAAGAAGTCGCGGCTGAGATGGGCGTGACAAGAGCCTATATCAGCATGATCTTGAACGGAAGGCGCAAGCCGCCCGATGCGCGAAAGCGAGTGGAGGGCGCAATCGACGCGATCATTGAACGGCGCGCCGAGGATAAGGAGGACGCATGAACGAGCTAATCAAGATCACTTACAACAATGACCGCCCTGCGGTCTCTGCGCGAGACCTGCACGACTTTCTCGAAGTGAAGACGGCTTATAAAGACTGGTTCCCGAGAATGTGCGAGTACGGGTTCACCGAGGGCGAAGACTTCTGCTCATTTTTGAGCGAAAGTACCGGGGGGCGCCCTGCACAGGACGCGGTTCTCACCATCGACATGGCGAAAGAGCTTTGCATGATCCAGCGCAATGAAAAGGGCAAGCAGGCCCGCCAGTATTTTCTTCAAATCGAAAAGGACTGGAACAGCCCGGAGAAAGTCATGGCTCGCGCGCTGCAAATCGCAGGGGACAAGCTCAAGCGGCTTGAAAGCAAGGTCGAGGCCGACGCGCCGAAGGTGCTTTTTGCCGATGCGGTCAGCGCAAGCAAGACTTCGATCCTCGTCGGCGAGCTGGCGAAGCTGCTGAAACAAAACGGCGTTGACATCGGGCAGCACCGACTGTTCCGTTGGATGCGCGAAAACGGCTATCTGATTCGCCGGAACGGCACGGACTTCAATATGCCAACGCAAAAGTCAATGGACTTGGGGCTTTTCACCGTTAAGGAAACGGCGATCACCCATTCTGACGGTACGGTGACGGTGAGCAAGACCACGAAAGTCACCGGCAAAGGCCAGCAGTATTTCATTCAGAAGTTTCTTGGCGTGGAAGGAGCACGCAAATGAGCATAAATGAGTTTGCCGGTAAAGTCGATTCCATAGGGTGTGATCTTTCTGGTGTGACCGACACACTGTCCCTCTGCATCGCAGGGGCACTCCAAGAAGGCGAACTCTCTGAGACCGGAGACTGCCGGTTTTACGGGGCACTGATTCAGATCGAAATGGCGTTACGGCGCGTGGAAGAGGAATTGAGCTGTGAAGTTCAAGCGGCATTGGACAACAAGGAGGAGCAATGACGAATTGGATTATTTTCCTTTGCGTGGGGGTTATTATCACGGTACTGTCTCTGAGGAAATGCTCGATTGATAGCTCTTGGGTTCCTTTTGCTTCCGGAATGGTCGGCATCATTATTGTGATGCTATCGATTTTAGTGATTCTTTTTGGAGTGCTTAACGTGCCTCGGTCTATTAACAACTTTACCAAGCAGAAAGCCTACATTGAAACGCACGAAGTGAAAAATGCCGTGGAAGATGCGGCGCTGACTTCCAAGAAAATCGAGCTGAATGAGTGGCTTTATGACGCCCAGTGCAGCAAATCCCGATTTGGGAGTTGGAGCTTTTATCCTGAAAGCATTTTCGAATTGGAACCGATCGAATAAGAAGGAGGAACGCACATGACGGTGGAAGAAATGCTTGCATCGGACAAGCCGGTGCTGACACCGGCGGATATCGCGCCGGTACTCGGTCGGAAGCCCTATTCGATCAGCATTGCGGCGAAAGACCACCCCGAACAGCTCGGATTTCCGGTTAGCCGCATCGGAACGATCACGGTCATCCCGCGGCTTTCGTTCTTGAAATTTCTTGGATATGAGGTGGGGGCATGATCGACACGTTATTTTTCGGCGGTATCGCCGCTGCGGTGATCGCGCTCAACGGCTGCGACTTTACGACGAGCCTTGCCGTCATCGGCGCGTGTGCGGTGTGCAAGGTGCTGTATGATCTGCTGCCCTACATCGACAGGGGGTGCAGACGATGAAACGGCACGACAAGCGCACGAGAGAACAGCGCAAGGCGGACGAGGCGATGCTTTTTGCCGGTGTCTGCCTGTTGCTGACGGCGGTGCTCATCGCGGTCTCGGCGATGATGTGATGTACCGCTGCGAATGGTGCGGGCTGACCTTTGACGAGCCCGACGTCTTGCGCAGGCGCGAGAACCTTGACGGTGAGCGCGGCGTGGAGACGCAAACGATACTATGCTGCCCCTTCTGCGGGGTGGAAGACATCGAGGTAAAAAAAGATGAAGATGCAGAAGATATCGACGCGCGGGATGAGCCGCGAGGAGTGGCTTAAAGAGCGCAAGAAGAGCCTCGGCGGCAGCGACATGGGCGCCGTGCTGGGGCTGAACAAATACCGCTCGCCCTATACGGTATGGGCGGAGAAGACCGGCAGGATCGGCGAAGAGCCGGAAAACGAGGCGATGCGAATCGGGAGAGACCTTGAGGGCTACGTCGCAACTCGATTCGAGATAAAAACAGGGTTGCGTGTCCGCAAGGTGAACTACATCCTGCGTAACGATGAGGCTCCGTGCCTACATGCGAACATTGACCGTATGGTGTTACCGGCTGGTTGGCACGCGGGCCTTGAATGCAAGACCGCGAATGCGCTGAACATGAAGCGCTATGCAGTTGGCGAATTCCCCGAGAGCTATTACGCGCAGTGCGTGACATATCTCGCCGTAACGGGCTGGGAACGCTGGTTCTTGGCGGCGCTGGTGCTGGGCAAGGGCTTTTATTGCTACCAGATCACGACCGTTCCCGATGACTATGTTCCCGGATGGTGCGAGAGCAGCGTGTATGTCAGCCCCGACGAGATTGCAGCGCTGAAACGCTGCGCCGCGGACTTCTGGCACGACTACGTGGAGGCTGACAGCCCACCGCCGATGGACGGTATGGAGAGCACAACGGAGACGATCACGAGCATCTACGAGGGCGGCGGCGGCGAGGTTGAGCTGTTCGGGCGCGAGAGGCTTGTCGAGCAGTACCAGTACTTGATGAGCCGCAAGAATGCCATCGAGAAGAGCGCGGACGCCATCAAGCAGCAGCTGATGAAAGACCTTGGTGACAATGAGCGCGGCTACTGCGGGCGATTCACGGTCGACTGGAAGGCGCAGAGCCGCCAGACATTCGATGCGAGGGCGTTTGCGAAGGATCACCCAGACATGGACTTGAGCAGTTACTACAAAACGACAAATTTCCGCAAATTTGCGGTGAAGGAGGATAAAGAAAGATGAAGGAAGGATTGATTCAGAATGCGCAGGCGATGCAGAAATCACCTCAGCAGAAGCAGGTATCCGTCACGGCGTTGGTGAACGATCTGCTTGACCGCGACGGCATGCGCAAGCGCTTTGACGAGCTGCTTGGAAAGCGTGCGCCACAGTTTATTTCGTCCATCGTTTCGATGGTCAATGCAGACAAGAATTTGCAGCAGGCCTTTTACGAATCCCCGATGACGGTCATTCAGTCCTCGCTGAAAGCGGCGATGTTTGATCTCCCCATCGACCAGAGTTTGGGCTACGCCTACATTGTGCCATTCAAAAACCACAAGAAGGATATTGGCGCAAAAAAGATGGAAGCGACATTCATTCTTGGATGGAAAGGTATGCACCAGCTCGCGCTTCGAACGGGCGCATACAAGACCATTAACGTCGTGGACGTGCGCGAGGGCGAATTGAAGAGTTACAACCGCCTGACCGAAGAGGTTGACATTGATTTTGTTGAGGACGAGGACGCGCGCGAGGCACTTCCCGTCATCGGATACGTCGGTTATTACCGCCTTATCAATGGTGCCGAAAAGACTGTTTACATGAGCGTCAAGGCCATCACCGCACATGAAAAGAAATTCCGCAAAGGTGAATATCAGGGGAAAGGCTGGCGCGATGATTGGGACGCTATGGCGCGCAAGACTGTCTACCGTATTTTGATCGGCAAGTGGGGTGTTATGTCCATCGACTACCAGACGCGCGACGCGGGCAAACAGCTTGCCGACGTGATCGCCGCAGATGCGCAGGAAGAGGAAACCATTGACGCCAACTTCACCGTGGACGAGACGACCGGCGAGGTCATCGAAAGCGACGGTGACGCGCAGTGAGCATGAATCGCGTGTGCCTGATGGGACGCATCGGGCGTGACTTGGAGCTGAAAAAGACGAACAGCGGCGTATCCGTTGTGTCGTTCCCTCTTGCCGTTGATCGCAACGGCAAGGAGGGCGGCACAGACTGGATCGACGTTGTGGCGTGGCGCGGAACGGCAGAAGTGCTCTGCAACTACGCCGATAAGGGTCGCATGATCGGCGTCGAGGGTCGCTTGCAGATGCGCGACTGGACGGACAAGAACGGCAACAAACGCAGGAGCTACGAGGTGCAGGCTGACAGCGTGTATTTCGCAGATAACAGGCGCTCGGAGGGTAACAACACCGCCGCACCGCAATACGCCGCAGAGAGCGCCGCAGGCGGCTTTGCAGAGGTCAGCGAGGACGACGGCGATCTACCGTTTTAAGGCGGTGAGCAGATGCCGAATAGACTGATTAAAGAAACGATTCGCACCAGCAAAAAAATCAACAGTCTTTCGGATTTTGAATTTCGCACATGGGCGTATCTGGTTACATACGTCGATGATTACGGGCGGGGCAGCGCGGACCCGGAGATTTTGAAAGGGTTTGTGTTCCCGCGCCGAAAGGGAGTACGGGAGCAGGATATCCAAAAGGCGCTGGCGGCTCTGGAACGCACTGGTAGCATTCTCCTCTATGATGTTGCAGGGGAACCCTATTTTTGCTTTCCGAATTGGAGCGAGCATCAAAGGATACAAACGAAGAAATCGAAATACCCCGCCCCGTCGGATTCTGATGTTTCACGGTGGGCCACGGTGGGTCACGGTGAATCACCGCCTGAATCCAATCCGAATCCGAATCCGAATCCAGAATCCAATCTGAAAGATTGTTGCGCTGAGCCGCAAGCGGCTGACGCGCCGCCGGTGATTTCTTTGCCGCTGAATGACGGGACTTTTTTCGACGTGTCGGAGAACGACAGGGCCAAATGGTCGCAGCTCTATCCGAACGTTGACGTTCTGCAACAGCTCAGAAACATGGCAGGGTGGTGCGATGCAAACCATACCAAGCGGAAGACACGCGGAGGGATTAAGCGTTTCATCACCGCTTGGCTTGCCAGAGAGCAGGACAAGGGCGGCAAAGCGCCGCAGAATAGGCCGTTTGTCGGCGGCGATGTATTCGCCGAGATGCTTGAGGAGGAAAAAAACCGTGGAAAGAGCTGACGTAATTAGCATTTTAAGGCGATTAAAACAGGCTTATCCGCAGGCTTACGCCAAGATGACCCGCGCAGAAGCCGAAGAGCTGGTTTCCCTCTGGTCGGACATGCTGGGCAATGCAGACCCCGCCGAAGCGATGGACGCAGTGAATGCGCTGATCGCCGAGGATACGAGGGGATTCCCCCCGAAAGTCGGCCAAGTGCTTGCAAAGGCCAGGGGCGCAGTTCCCCCGCACGTCTCGGCGGCTTGGATGAAGCCATACATCGAGCAGATAGCCGAACAGGAGGTATTCATGCCGAGCGTATCGCGTTATGCGAGAGAACACGGGCTGACGTGGGAAGCGGCGGATGCCGAAATGGCAGGCGGTGCGCCGTGAGCGGGTATCGCGGGGGCATTTTCAAGTGCCCGTTTTACTCGCGGGACTACCGCGACTATCTCAACTGCGAGGGTGCGCAAGTCAAGCTACCGAAAGAAGAGCTGGACGAATACACGCGGCGCTACTGCGCCAACGAAGAATGGCGGCGCTGCCCGATCGCTCGGGCGCTGACGCTGCACTACGAAAGGACGGAGAACCGATGAGCGAAAGAAACAGAGACAAGGTAAAACGGCTTGAGCACGAGCTCGGCAGATACCAGAAAAAAGTCGGCGAGCTGATG